CCGTAATTGGAAATTCTGCGGATTTTCCCGATGATATGGTACGCTTTTGGGTTAGGTCTTTGAAAATTGTTTCACGATTGAAGACTGTAAGTACTTCCCCCGCAAACAATTTCATAAAATTAGCATTCTCCTTTTCGTAGTTACCGGCAGCAGCGTTGGCGTTATACTGAACGCCATTAATACCACCTAACCTGGAGATGCTCGAAAAATCTGGCATCGATTTAAAGATTAAATGTAAAAAACGCTCACGCTTCTACTGCTGTTATCTCCTCAGAGGCAACAATTTTTACATAAGCTACCTTAATAATAGCTTAATTAGGTACTAATACGTCACTACGGTTGAGCTTCTCCTCAACATCTTTGGTATAAGCATCATCACTTAAGTAACGAGGATCACTCATAGCAGCTACAACTTCTTGATTAGATCTAAATACATCGCTAGTACGAGATGAAAGCTTGCCTCCTATCAATTCTGGTTCAGAGCCATTACTTTCGCGATAAGCATACGTCATTGAATGAAGGGCATTACGAGCTCTGAAATAATCACCACTACCTACCTCTCTATTGTAAGCCTCAAGCTCATCTTCATTTAACGAGCCTTTAGCCCATTCCTGAATCCTTTTAAAACTCTCTTCACCCCCGATACTTTCAAGGATTGCATCCTCATCTTCTTTACCTAAAACAGGGGTCTCTTGAGGTTTATCCGCCTCTGTCTCCTGAACCTCCTCTTCTCCATCAGCTTGTTGGTAGCCCGAACGCTCTCCAAGTTTCTTCTCAAGCGCCTGGTAAGCTTCGAGAAGATCGTCAGCACTTTTAAATTTGCCACCAATAAGATCCTCAGATGGTTGTTGTTCCTGTTGTTGACCTTCACCTTCTTCTTGTTGAAGTACTTGCTGATCTGCTTCACTATACGGACCAGTCTCCTGAGTAGCCTCAGCTGTATTCAGTTCCATAGTTTAACCAACACGTAAAGATAGATCAGGACCTATTGTGGCACGTTTCTTACTTTTAATAGCGTTGACATACTCTTCATAAACTTGAGGGCTTTTTTCCTTAAGCTCTTCAATACGAAGATCCATCTCAGTCAGTTCCTTTTTAGGAGGAGCTATGTCTACTGGTTCTGAGATTACAACCTTAGCCTTGGGCGGTTGCGACTTCTTGTTGGGTCCTGACTGAGTCATTTTCTGCTTTGATGAGGGCGGCTTGTTTTGCAGGATCATTTTGTGGGTCCTGTCCTTGAGCTTGCTGTTGCATCATCATAGCTTGTTGTTGCTCTTCTGCCATTAAGTCTTCTTCTGATTTGATAAGTTTATAAGTATCTAAACCATCAGAAGCAGCCAGTCTTGTTATCATCTCTCGGTTATTAACAAACTTAGTCATAGTCTCAGGACCTAAGGTCTGAGCTAGGGTTGTAATAAATTCAATTAGTTTAGCTTTATCGTTACCCCTACCAAGAGCATCCAGACCTGTCGTAATACGAGGCTTCACTACGTTCTTCGGTAATTTGGGTAATCTACCTTGACGTTCCATCATTGCCATCTTGCGTCTAACCATTGGAAGCTGTAGTTCTACAGAAAGTATGGAATAAACTCCACCTAATCCTGTCTCCAATTCCTGTGCAACCATTCTGATCTCTTCCGCGGTGACGCGGTCACGTCCTTGAGTACCAGCTTGGATGGCACTATTCAATAAGAAAGCAAAACTAAGTCGTTGTTCTATACGAGCAATAGTATTCAAGGCAACCGTGAGGTCTGCCTGTTTATTCATTTGTAGCGGTGCTACATCATTAGGATTGCCAGCCACAATAGAACCATTGCTAGCTCTAGCCAACGCATCGGGTCTTGTAGTTCCATTTGGGTTACATAAGAAAATTATCTTAGCCGCAGCTGCTGAACCTTCTACAATTGCTTTTGAGAGATACTCTAAAGATTTAAGATCTCCTAATAAGTCTTCGCAGAAGCTACGCCCATAGGCTTCATGAGCTACTCGGAAAAGTCTTAACACTATGAACGGGCACTTATCCATAGGAGAGGAGCCCTCTTTACCTACTCTTTTACCATATACTTCTTGATACCAAACACACTTACTAGATTTATAGTCCCATTTAACGTGAGTAAATAAGAAAGTAGTTTGATCTGTAAACTTACCATCTGAATTTTTAGGAGCTGAACCTTCAGGTAATACATCCGTACTAACTTCTTCTCTAATAACAATTTCTAAAACGTTTCCTTCTGGATCTCTTTTTACACAGAAAGATTTAAGAGGATAAACTCTAGTGCCGTTTTCAGCTACATATAATACGGCGTTACCACTAACAATGAGGTGCTTAAGAGCTTCAAATAGAGCAGTCCTATCTCCTGACTCTTCTATATCTCTCATTACTGATCTCTCCATGAGAGACAGCTGTTGATCAAATTCAGATTGAACTTCTTTATAGTTATCTAGCTCCTGTTGGAGCTTCATATCATCTACAGATAACCTAAAAAAAGCTTGGTTTGGAGGTAAAAGAGCAATTAAAAGCTTACTTGCTAAGTTATTAACACCCCTAGCACCCAGCCCCTGATAAGTAGTGTTAACTTTTGTGTATAGATTCTTACCGCTGCTTCTATCAGCATCAGTAACAAGTGTAGGAAGAGTGTATTTACTACACTCAATAGCCCTATCCAAATAAATATTCTTCTCTGCCTCTAAAAAAGAGTAGAGAGCTTGAGCTGTTGTGCTAGACATTCAATCCACCAGTCCCTGTTTGTGACGTACCACCAGTACCTCCTCCCATAGCTAAAGCAGAACCAGTTTCAATCTTAGTCCTTAGAGATCTAGGTGTACCAACTCTCTTTCTAGATTTCCTACCAACGTTCGCTGCTTGAGCTTGTTGTTGGATTCTAGATTGTAAGTTTGACTGTTGAATAGCTAGTCGAGAAGCAGCTCTTTGTTGATTAATCTGTTTAACAGCAGATTGCTGTGCTTGATTAGCTTGATCAACAGATAACTGGGTTCGCCGTCGAGTTTCCGCTAAATTAGTTTCAAACTGTAATTTATTCTGTCTAGATTGAGACTGCATCTGTGCAATCTCTTTATCAGATTGCTCTCTCGCTTGTTTAGCGTTCTCTCTCGCTTGTTTAGCAGCTCTTCTAGCAGCAGCAGCTTGCTTTTGTGCTGAATATATTGTGGCTCCACCAACTATGGCTGAACCAATAAGAATAGCGGTGGTTGATACAGGTTCTGCCATATTTTAGTTGTACTTAGTTTCTTCTTGTAGTCTAAACTGATCCTTCAAATGACGTACAACCGCCACTTGTCCAGCATTAAACCATATTTGTTTCTCTTCCATACTAATATCTGGAGCCTGATCTGGATAGACCTCCTCTAAATATGCTATTAATTGATCATCAATAGTAGGAATCATATATTCAAACCAGTTGGGTTAATAGCACCAGGATCAGTACCACCATAACCCCCAGGAGACGGTGTTGAAATAGGTGTTCTCGTGATAGTTGGTTGAGAAACATCACCTTCTTCTTTTGGTACTTCAAGTTCAGCAGCTAAAGCTGCCTCTCTTTGTGCAGCTAACTCTCTAGCTTCTGTAATTCTCGCTTGTACTGTAGACGAAGCTGAAATTCTTTTAGATTCAAGCGCAGCTATACGTGTTTTCTCTTGTGTTTCTTGTTCTATACGAGTTGCTTCAGCTTGAGCAGCATCTTGTTCTGCTTGAGCTGTTTGAGATAAACGCTTTTGCTCTGCTAAATCTGCTTCTATTCTTTTAGTTTCTGCATCATAAGCTTCTTGAGCTTGTCTTTGTTCTGCCTCTGCTCTAGCTAAGTCTTCTCTAGCTTTTCTACGCTCTTTAGCACCTGATATAGTTTCAACTACTTCATTAGTTACACGAGCAATACCTTTACCTACATCTTTAACGCCTCTAACTATGTTTTCACCAACTTTTACAGTTGTATCTACAACATCTTTAGCTATATCTACAGTTTTATCTACTACATCTTTAGCTACGTTTACAACAGTTTTAGTTACATCTTTAACGACGTTTGCAACTGCCCTAACTGGGGCAGTAACTGTTTTCCAAACTTTATTCCACCAACCCATTATGCGTAACTCGGTAAATCACTATTAGAGGTTTCAAAGAAAGCAGGAACCCTAGCTCTCCTAGTATCAGCTAAGCCTTCAGCCTTACCACGATACATGAGATTATCACTTTGATCTAACCAAAACTTTTTGTTTAGATAGCG